TGGCCGTGGCGATGGCCGCCGTAGCCGACGGGTCCACGCCCGCTATCTGGCCCATAGACGCGGCCTGGTTCACGCTCTGCGCGATCTCCGCCGCCGTCGTGGCATTGTTCGCGCCCAGGTAGTTGATCTGGTCCATCAGCGTCATTACCTGGTCATGGTTGAAGTTGAAGGCGGCCTCCCACTTCGCCATGTAGTTGCCCGCCGTGTCGTCTTCAAGGTCCATAGCGGTTGCGGCGACGGCGGTATCCCGCAGGATGCCCGTGCTCATTTGCCGGTCCGCACCGATGCCGGACTGGCCCAGGGCCGCCGACATCTTGGAGATTTGTTCGGTGGTCCGTGGTATCTGCGTGCTGAGGTCCTGGATATAGGTCCTCATGGCTTTCAGGTTGCTTTGTGCCTGCTCAGTGCTGGTGGTGGCGCTTTCCGTCAGCCCGTCCACGTAGCGCACCATCGCAGACATATTGTTTTCCAGCTTCGCGGCCTCGGAGGTGCACTTGGCAAGTCCGGCTACGGTCGCCGTTGCCAGCGCCCCCATGGCCGCAAGCCCCGCCGTGCCCACCTTGCTCATGGTGGTGGTCAGGCTCCCCATCAGGGTATTGGTCTGGTTGATCGCCGTCGTCAGGCTTTTGTCTACCTTACCGGCGATCTTGATGCTTAACTCTAATGTTTTGTTCTGTGCCATTCCTCCGCCACCTCGTTATTCAGCGCGATAAACTCCTCGACGGGCAGTTTCAGGTAGAAGTCCACGCCCGTTCTCGTGACCGCTGACAGGCGGATGGCCGCTTGGCGTAAGGCTTTCGCCCCGCCCTTTACTCGAAAAAACCGCTGTCGTTCACCGCGTTTTTCAGTTTCAGCACCTCGCGCAGCGGCAGGCCCGTGAAGAACTCCTCCGGCAGTCCCGTCGCCATGCTCGCAAGGATGCAGGCGAACAGGTAGTTGAAGGAGGTCTCCGTCACCATAAAGCCAGCGCGTGCCAGCCGGTTCTCTGCCTCGCTCTCGTTCATGCTGTTCAGGTCCGCGATGCCGTTCAGGTCCACCTCCGTGTAGGTCTGGCCCTTGAAGTGATACGGCTCCTCAAGCTGCATCACGTGGTTCTCCGTCGCGGCATCCACGTTCATGTAGTTGCGCACGACACCGGCCACCTTGCGGCTGGCCCCGCGCGGCATCAGCTTGAAAAACTCGATGGACAGCTCCGCCGCCTTCGCGGCGATGGCCCTTGCAAACGCGGTCGTGGTCTCGCACAGCATAGCGGCGGCCACCTCCCGCTCGTTGAAAAGCTGGCGCTGGGCGTCGATGGCGTCCTTCACCGTCAGCTTATCCAGTCCGCTCAGGTCGATGGAAGTGTATTCCGTGCCCTCGAACTTGTAGGGCTTGCCCAGGTCGATCACGCGCTCGTTCTGCGTGATCTGCGCGGTTTCCTCATTGGCCTCCGCCATCATGTTCTTTTCTTCGCTCATAGTGCTGCTCCTTTCGATTTTTGAATATGGCGCAGGCCCTACCCTCCGCCGGTTCAGAGAGTAGAGCCTGCTCGTTTCGCTTTTGACTTTCCGGCCTTATCAGGTCAGCTCGGAGATGCCCGCCAGCATATCCACACCGTTGACCTTGTAGACGCCGTTCAGCTTGTCCACTTCCAGCAGCGGGGAACCGTCGTTCTCCACCAGCAGATAGGTCAGCTCAAGCGTCACCTTGGCCTCCATGCCTTCGCCCTTCTCCACCTTGCCGGGGTTGAAGGTCTTCACGCGGCCCATCTCCACCACGCGCAGGCCCTTGAAGGCGTAGCCGCCTGTCTTATCGTAGACCTGCTGGGCGGCGCGCAGCGTCAGGTTCACCACGGACAGGGGAGAAAGCATATCCATGGCGCTGCTGTACAGCACATTGAAGTCGATCTCCTGCTCCATGCTCTCGAACTGGCCGATGGTGGGGCTGTCGATCTCGCCGTTGATGCCAGCGCCGGACACGGTGCTGGTCTTCATCTTCACCTCCGGCAGCGTAACAGACGCAGCTACGCCGATCATCTTGTTACCGTCCAGATAGGTGTTGAAGTCGTTGATCTTCTCAGGGATGTAGTTGTTGCTGATGCTCATGTTTTCGTACCTCCCTTATCAGCTCAGTGCGCTTACCAGCGCGTCGGGGTCGAACTCGATGATGTCCTCGATGTCCTCCGCCGGGGTGTACGGGGTCATGTACTGGTGGAAGGTGATCTTGCCGTTCATCAGGTCGGTGACGGGGTTCTCGTCCTCGTTGTACACGATCTCGTCCCTTGCGGCGACGCCCATGGCGACATACCCGTTGCCGCGCACGTTCTCGCTGTCCACGATGGCTTCGATCAGGCGCTTGTTCAGAGGGCTGTCCACCTTCTGGAAATACGTCAGAATAAAGCTGTTGGCGCGCCAGCTCATGTAGCGGCGGCAGGAGAAAAAGCTGTCCTTCGGGTCCGTGTTGCCTGGGTAGGCGCAGGTGCGGTTGCCCCACAGGCGGAAGCCGTTCATGTTCAGCCAGGTCGCCACGCCGTAGCTGTTGACTACGTTGGCCTGGTCCTGGTCCAGCAGGACCTCGGTGCCGTCGGCAAGGCACATGGCGCTGATGGCGATGGTCTTGTTGCCGGGGTTGCTGGGGATGTCGTCGCTGGCCGCGTCGGTGTAGGCGGTCAGGGCAGAGGCCAGGGCGGAGCCGCTGTACATCACGTCTCCCACCTTGCCGTAGCCCCACACGCCGTAAGCGTTCGGGTCGGTCAAAGCCTGGCTCTCCTTCTGCTCCTTCACGTCCGTGTACTTGCGCGCGCCGTCCGCGCCGCTGTCCACGTCCGCGATGCACACGCACTTGAATACGCCGTTGATCTCCTTCGTCTTCGCCTGCAGGGCCGCGCTCACGGTGGCGTTGGTGCTGAAACGGGGAGCCGTCAGGATGCCGGGGGTCATGCCCAGCTTGGGGTAGACCTGGCGCACGACTTCCAGGCCGGTCTCCGCGCCAGTGGCCGCGTCCACGCCGCCCACGATGTCGGCAGCGGTCACTTTGCTGGCGTCCACCTTCTTGCCGGAAACGGTCAGGTTGGTCGCGCCGTCGGCCTTGCCGCCCTCGATCAGGACGATGCTCACGGTGCCGTCGGCGTTATAAACGGCGGTGTAATCCTCCTCGGTGGTCAGCGTCTCCTCGCCGTTTTTCACCACCAGAGTGCTCAGGAGCACGCCCGTCTCCTCCACAACGGCCATGCCGCTGTTGATCTGCACGGTCTTCTCCTCCATCTCGGCGGAGTGCTTGGCCGGGTCCAGCACATTGATCAGCACCAGGGGGGCCACGTTCACCACCGCGAACGAAGCGGAGATCGCTTCGCAGAGGGTGAAACTCGCAAAGTCGTCGCTGTACCCAACGGCAGCGATAGCTTCCGCCTTGCTGTATACCAGCAGAGGCTTATTGATGGCCGCAGCCGGGTCCGCCAGCAGGTGCACCGGGGCAGTCCCGATCACGACCTGCAAACCGGCTGTTCCGTTCAGCGGAGCGATCATGCTGGTTTCCTGCTCGCTGACGTAAATGCCATGTCGATACATACGTTCTTTCCTCCTTCTTACAATTCGGATTTGATTTTCTGGAACAGGATAGCCTCCGCCGTCCCGCTCCGGCCCAGGTTGCTTCTCACCTGAGCGAAACGGCCCACGCTCACCAGCAGCCCCTTGGCCGCCGGGTGGGCCTGAATGAAGTCTGCCAGCGCGGCAGGAATGGTTCCCGCGTACACGGTGTACTGTCTGGCGACGCCGCGCACGCTGGGGCCGCAGTAGACGACGGGGCCGGTCTTTGCTTCCCGCTCCATAGGAACGGCAGTCTTGACCTCCGCCGCCGCAGCGGCTTCGCTCATAGGCGCGGCCATATCCGCCGCGCGGGGTTCTGTTTTCTTGCTCATAGCAGTCCCTCCAATTCGGTGTCTTGGGTCATGGCCGGAGCTGTACAGTTCATGGTCACAGCTCCGTAGTAATACGGGGCTGTGTCGTCCTGCTGCAAGGCCCAGGCGATAGGCTTTAGGATGGTGAAGGCTCCGCCGAAGTACGGCGCAGTGCACGCTCTCTGCACGATGTCTTCCTTGATGTTGGCAACATCCTGAAAGCCCGCCCGCTCGATGCCGGTGTCATAGGCGCAGATGATCAGGCTGAACTCCACCGTCTGCGGGCTTTTATCGTCCGCGATCTCTCCGCCGGTCATGCGTACCACGATGTAGGGCGCGTGCGCCACGTCGGTGTCGGCGTCCACGTCGTTCTCCTCCGGGATGGGAAGGTCCTGCTTGAAGATCGCAAGCGGCTTCCGCCCCTCCTGGCCGTTGTACTTCTTTCCGGCGAACAGCTCGCGCAGCATCTCGATCAATGCATCCTGGCAGAGCTGCGGCGTTTGGCCGATGCCCACTTTCATCGTTTCTTTCATACCCTCACGCCTTTCTCTTTGCCCGTGCTAAGACCTGCTCGGCCCGCTCGGTCAGCTTTGCCGCCAGGAACAGCTCCACCTCCGGCTCCACTTCCGGCCAGATGGTCGAGTGCATCGCCGCCGCACTGGGGCTGCCCATGGTCTGCATCTTGTCGCTGGTGCTCGGTGCGCCGCTGCGCACGGTGTAGTGGAAGCGCCCCGTGCCCACGATGCGCTGCACCATGCCCACGTGCCCGCTCTTGAACTCCACCAGGAAGCCCTTGCTTAACCGGCCCTTGCCGGTCAGCGGCTTCATTGGGGAGGTTTTCAGCACGCGGGCCGTGAAATACTCCGGGGCCTGCGCCACGTCATGCCCCATGAAGGGGCGGTTCGGTCTGGTCTGGAAATAGCCCAGGTCGTTGCGGTAGCTTGCGATGCGCAGCTCCGCGCTCAAGCTGCTGTTGCTGGCCTTCTTTCGTTGCACCAAGTCGCTCAGGTGCCGCTTGCCCGCGCTGTTCACCGCGTACCGGGCCTTCGCCTCCGCGATCATCAGCTTGCGGGCCTGCCTGGCCGTGGCGTTGATGGCGACCTTCGCCACCGCCGGGGTCTTCTTCCGCAGGTCGCCCAGCACCGCGCTCACATCGTCCAGACCATCGACCTCGATGGTCATGGTCCCCGCGTTATATCGCACGTTGCTCATTGTCTCGTCCTCTGTAACGTCATGCGGAAGACCCCGCACTCCTCCTCGCACTTCATAATGTCGAAGGTGCGCTTATGGTCCGTCCCGGCGTCCATCACCAGCGGCTTTCCCACCTTCGGCTTCGGCCCGTAGTCCTCCGTGCGGATGTACAGGATGGTGTGCGCCTTGTACAGTCCGGTGTCGAAGTTCTGCTTGGCTCCCGCCTCCCAGTGTGAATTATGCTCCCGCGTGCCGCCTTCCACGATCACCACAAGAACGTCCTTGCCGTCGATGATGTGCCGGTCGGCGTGCTCGTTGCCGTTGAAGAACACGGTGTCGATGTCCGCCGCCGCGCAGTCCTTGAACGTAGGCGGGGGGGGCAGCCCCTCCGCCTCATTCCCATAGTCCTGTTTCAGCTCGAACAGTGCCATCTCAGCACACTTCGGCCACCAGCCAGCTATCCACCTTGTCGGGGATAGGCAGCGGATGGGCCTGCAGCTCCACCATGCGGCGGTCGGGGTGATGCTCCACGTAGCTGCGGAGCAGGCGGCTGGTCTCCGCCGTCACCCACTGCTGCGTGCCGTCCTCAATGTAGGTGCACGCACCGTAGGCCAGCATGAAGTTCGACTGGCCGGAGATCAGAATGACCACGTTCTCCGGGACCAGAGGCTTCACAGCCGGGGTCTCAGGGTCGGTCCAGTCGTCCAGATACACCTCGCCGTAGGTATACAGGTCGATGTTCGGGCTGGTCAGATGGCCGTAATACTTCACGCCGTTAGGCAGGTCGCGGGGGTCGTAGCCGCCGATGTTGATGCGGCGGTTGTCAAGGAGCTTCTGCACCTTCTCGTCGTTGACGAAGGCGCGCAGAGCAGCCTTGCCCATGATCACGCGGTCCACGTTGGTGAAGCCGCCGGTCAGCACCTTCTCGGTCCAGTCTTCCAGGTCCTCGATGGGCTTGGCAGCAGTCTTGCCCCACTGCTTCGTGCCGTCCAGCTTGATCTTGTTGGTGAAGCCGAAGTCGATCACCTCGTTCACGCCGGGGCCGACGATGGGGATTTGGCCGGTGACGATGGCCTGCACGCACATCCACTCCTCGCGGCGCGTGGTTGCGTCGTTCAGGCGGTTGTACTCGTCCATCAGCTTGCGGGCCGCGCGCTGGGCCGGGGTCATGCCGCTGTACAGGTCCTCGCCGGGCAGGCGGGTCATGTGCTGGTCTGCCGTGGTCACGTCGTAGGGGTTGATCAGGGGCGGCTTGTAGCTCTCGGTGCTAAAGCCGTTGGCCTTGAGCACCTGCCCGCCGACGCGGGGATGTACGAAGGCGGCCATGCGGCGGTCGCCCTTCACCAGGTCAATGTCCACGC